TTATTTAAACGACTAATATGAATCCAAAAGAAAAATCCGTACAACTATTTAATAGTTACTATGTTTCAATTTTAGAGATTAATAACGATTTAAGCGAAGAGGTTATAATATCTATTTTAGCTAAAAAACACTCTTTAATAGCAGTCGATGAAATAATTAATAGTAACCCACATTCTAATCTATTTAATTTTTATAGTGATATACATTCAACTATGCAATATTGGATTGAAGTTAAAAACGAAATTGAGAAACTATGAATCAAGACGAAAAACAAATAATTAGAGATATAGCATACAAGTTATTATTACCAACTATGATAGTATCATTGGCGTGCCTTGCATTAATGTTTACTTGCAAAAATAAACCTATTAAGAAACCTATCCCGGGAGTACTAGATAAAAAAATTGATAGTATTAAAATAAACATCAATAAGGATAGTTTGATAATTGATAGTTTAATGAAGCTGAAGCCTAAAATAGTTACAAGGTATAAAACTAAATACGATACAATTTACAAAACAGCACCTGACACTTGCATCTATTATTTAGAGGAACTAAATCACGAATGTATGGTCCTGGATAGTTTTAACAACGGCATTATAACAAGGCAAGAAACTCAATTAATAAGTTACAGCGAATTAGTTAATACAATGCAGCAAAAAGCAAATATACAAAGTTTAAAGCATATCGAGGATAGTTTGGCAATCGGTACTTTGCAGCGTAAATTAAAACGTACTAGAAAGTTAGCAGTTTCTGGTTTGTTTGGGGGGGTGATAATGGGGGCGGTGATTGTAAAATAGTGTAAAGTGTGTAAAGTAAAAAATAGTTAACTAACTGATAATCAAATGCAATGTGTAAAGTAGTTTACACTTTACACAGGATAAAAAATAAAAGTAATCATGCTGAAATTATTTAAAAAAATCAAAAGTGTAAAAAAGTGTAAAGTTTACACATTGGTATTGATAATCAAACAGTTAACTTAAAAAAAGTGTAAAGTAGCGTGTAAAGTTGTGTAAAGTAGGTTTACAGTTAAAATAAATATTTTTACTATTTTGTATTTTGTATTGAATTAAATTGTATATTTGTAAAAGTTAAGGTTTTCGGGAACCATCTAAATTAACTAAATTTTAAACCCATTGCTGAAGGAGCCCGAACTCCAACGGCATGGGTTTTTTTATTGAATAAAATGTATGATAACATTACAAAGAGCAAGGCAATTAATAGATAATAATTTATCTTTAATACCGATAGGAGAAAACAAAACTCCCTGGATAAAATGGAAAATTCATCAAACAGAATTAGTTAACAAAGATATATTTTCTAATTATTATGCTGATGCAAAAACAAAAGGTATAGGTATAATAACTGGTTATGATAACTTAGAATGTATTGATGTAGATTTAAAAGTACTTAATTCATTAAAAGAGCAGCAGGATTTTTGGAGCGAGTATATTAATTTTCTAAAAGATAATATTGATGACTTCGATAATAAGTTTGTAATTTATAAAACAATCAATAACGGTTACCATATTATTTACCGATGCAAAAAAATAGAAGGTAATAAGAAACTAGCAAAGTTAAAAGATAGTAATGAAGCTATAATTGAAACCAGGGGATTAGGCGGTTACATATTTGTTTATGAGAATCAAATATCTAAAAATTCATATACCGAAATTAAAGAGGTGTCGGAATTAGATAGGCAAGTATTAATTGATATATCTAAGATTTATAATTATGTAGAGGAGCAACCGCAGCCTAAAATAGATAATAGTTATAATGAAACTAAAATAACTCCCTGGCAAGAATATAACGAGAAAACTTCTATTTTTGATATTATAGGTAATGACTTTAAAATTATTAGAACATTATCAGATAAATATATTATTAAACGTGACGGCGGAACTTCTGCTCATTCAGGTTATATTTATAAAAATAGCGGTTGTATGTATTTATTTACAACGGGAACTATTTACGATAATGAAAAATTAATAACTCCGTTTATTGCCTATGCAACTAAATTTCATAGTAAGGATTTTAAAGCGGCCGCAAAGGATTTATACATTAAAGGTTTTGGTTCTCGAATTATTAAAGAGCCAAATGACTTTAAAGAAAAACCAAATATTGTTTTAACTGATTTAATTTTCCCTATTGATATATTCCCTACAACAATTCAAAATTATATTATACAGTGCAATAAAACACTAAATAGTAGTATTGATTATATGGGTTGTTCTTTTATGTGGATGTCATCAGTAATTATCGGTAATTCATTACAAGTGCAAGTTAAAAACGGATGGGTTGAAACTACTACTTTATGGATGGCTATTGTTGGTAAAGCTGGCTTAGGTAAAACTCCGAGTATATCAAATATTATTTTCCCTTTAATGAAGGCGAATAATAATGAGGTTAAAAAATATATTAAGCAAAATGATAAATACTTGCATTATTTATCCTTAGATAAAGATGAGCGTAAACTAACCGAAGAGATAAAGAAACCAATTAAGAATCAATTTATTGTAAATGATATAACACTTGAGGCACTTGTTGACTTACACGAAGAGAGTGATAATGCCGTTGGTGTGTTTAAAGATGAGCTTGCCGGGTGGTTTAAAGATATGAATAAATATCGAGCTGGTTCCGATTTAGAATTTTGGCTAAGTTCCTGGAGTGGAAAATCAGTAAGTTTAAACCGTAAAAGTACAAAGAGTGCCTTTGTCGAAAAACCTTTAATACCTGTTTTGGGTGGCATACAACCAAGTATATTTAGTACTTTTTATACCGAAGAGAATAAAGATAATGGTTTTATAGATAGGATGCTTTTATCATATCCCGAACTTGAAATAGATGGCTATAATGATAATGATATGACTGATGAAGTACTTGAGTGGTATAATGCAAGTATTATTAATTTTTATGAATCAGTTAAAAACCAATTGTTAAAACGTAATATCGAGATGGATATTGAAACGCAAACGGTTTATTTTTCGGACGGTGCTAAATTAGAGTGGATTAGAATTTTTAACGAAATTACAAATACTCAAAATTCAAACGATGAAAATGAATACATGAAGTCTATGCTGCCAAAACAAAAAAGTTATATTCCAAGGTTTGCACTTATTCTTAATACTATTGATTGCTTTTTTAATGACAAAACAACTATTCATTTAATATCAAAAGAAAATATATTGAATGCAGAAAAATTATCTAAGTATTTTATTGCAATGTCAAAAAAGATAAAAATAGATAGCGTTGAGAAATCAGATATTAAAACAGTTATTTTTGAAAATAAAAATAAAACTACAAAAGAAAAATTCATAATTTTGTATAAACAAAACCCTAACCTAAATAAAAAAGAGGTTTCCGAAATGCTGGGTGTTACTCGTACTACTATTTATAATTTTATTAAAGAGATTGAAAATGAAAAAGTATAATTTAAAATTAAAGTCAATAAAAACTGAGCCTGATAAATATGGCAATAAACTCATAATAGATAAAATTGGTTTGTATGATGAAAATAACAAATGGATCAAATGTGTTAAATTAAATGATGAATTAATAAACACTTTACTTAATAATCAAATAGACGTAATAATATGAAAATAATTAACATTTATACTAATCAGGGAGTTAAGTTGATTGACTTTGAACTTAACGGACATTTTAACACTATGCCTTACAAAGGAAATCAACAAGTCCAACTAGATGCGCCAACGCGCTCAACGTTCGACTACTCGCACGAACACCGCACAACGACCCGAATCGGTCGACTAACGCCTGTGTTCATAAAGGAAACCCTGCCAAATGACTCCTGGTATGGAAACATCGAGGTTCTCAGCAAATTTGCTCCTCTCCTGTTCCCCATCTTCGCCAGGCTGTACTTGTACATTCATTGGCACTTCGTCCCAAATCGCATACTAGCCTCCTGGTGGCCCGACTTCATCACAGGCGGCCGCCTGGGGGAAGAGGTCACCGTCCCCTCTGTTCCTTCGCGCTTCACATTCTCTAGCGTTGGAGCCAGGGCACTCTCACACCTGGACAAATCCAGTATCGCAAATTACATGGGCATGCCACCACTCACGGACGCCCAGGCAAATGCCCTGGGAAGTAGAACGTTTGACGTTCTTCCCCTGGCTGCCTTCTACAACGTCTGGTACGACTGGTATCGTGACCGCAACTACACGGCCGACAATACGATACTCCCGCTCCCAGCCGGAACAATTGCAACCACAGCAACCATAGACGCTTTAAT